CGGGTATCTAATACTCGGTGGCATATTGCGACCTGAAACTTGTGTCATTAAAATAAAATTCAATGAACAAATCACTCTTTCTCACTACAGCTGCTTGCTTCGGTATTCCAGCACGAAAGGCTGGAGCACTTTTCTCAGAACTGAAAACCTGGGAAGTAAGCTCAGGGATCAAATTCGTTGTGAAACGAATGAAGACCCTTAAAACTATCTTATTAGGTAGTAGGATTGTTAATCCCGATTCTAATTACCTGCTGGGTCCATGGGGCCATCTTGTTTCGGATGGTTCCATTTCACTCAGTAATAGATTAAACATGTTACATGTTTATCTCTATTATGTGGCTTCAGAAATGTCTGAGGAGCAACTCAATAAATTTTATCAATCTATGGAGTCTGCTGATAGTACAGGAACAATGGTTACACCATCGGTGGAGGGCCTTAAATGGCTTACCAAGGTGTGTGTTAAGGGGAGAACCCTAATACCAAAGCCTTACCTAGATAGATCCCGATCTTCACAGAAGGGGTTACCAAGGATTCCTAATTGGGAAGCCTATCAGGTTGACAAGACATACCATTCACATGGTGCGTCCGGAGCAACCGAGACAGATTTATCAATGGATTTGGCTATGGCAGTAGATTCACCTATTTGGCCACTGCTCACTTGGGCATCTGGATTTACCAATGGGTTTATCGACAAACGTTTGTTTCAACTTGCCTCTGCTTCTTCAAGCAAAGGCTGGACCAATAACAGTAATAGAACTGCACACCACTATGTGGGTGCTCTTGGTTATATCCAAGAACCTGGTTTGAAATTACGCGTTGTTGCCAACCCAATAAGAGTTGGACAGTCGTTTCTGGACCCTCTAAAGGATATCCTTTTGGATACTCTTAAACAGGTTCCTGCCGATTGTACCTTTGACCAAGAGAAAGGCATTCGTCAAGTACAGAGCTGGCTCAGATCTAAACGAGTAGTATACTCGGTAGATTTAGCTGATGCTACTAACTTGTTTCCTTGGCATTACCAGTCTGAGGTCATGAATGTTGTTCTGGAAAAGAACAAGACCAATAAAGACTTGAGCGGTGCAGACCGTGTTACAGCAATTACCAAATTTATGGAATTGTATGTAAAAGGCGTATGGGCCACCCCTCACGGGGATAAACGATTCACAAGGGGTCAACCCTTGGGCCTCGGACCCTCCTTTCCACTTTTCGCACTTTCACACCATGTTCTTTTACAAGAATGTGGAGCGAAACCAGGGGACTATGTTATACTGGGTGACGATATTTGCATATCGGATACGCATGTATACACAGAGTATAGGAAGAAACTTCTCTTGTTAGGCTGCAAAGTCTCGGAAGACAAGTGTCTTACGTCTAGTCTCTTAGCAGAATTCGGAGGCAAGATAATTACTTCTAAATCCGTAACGTCCAAATACAAATGGACCCCTATTAGGGATCACAATGTAATGGATGTGCTAAGAGTCTTTGGGCCATCGGTTTTACCGATGGTCCCGAGATCACTCCTTGATGTTGTGCCCACCCTCTGTACCCTTCCAAGGTATATGGGCGGGTGTGGATGGATTCCAACTGGTATTTATACCAAGATGGTTTCATCCGTCCTTCGGGAACGGCTGATGAACCGTACCGAGGAACTCCTACCGTTGCCATCGACTGCTAAACACATTCGATTTAGAACAACGGCTGCACAACACTTTGCTAAGGCGGTGTCTACCGATGGGAGATTGGATTTCCTTTCTCTCATCAAAGGTATGCAAGGTTTCATGGAAGGAATAACACCTAATGGTGTACCCATCCCAATGAACGACCTAAAACCGCCTCAGTTCCTGGAGGAGTATTACATTCCCG